AAGTGTTTGATATAATTCACGTTCGAATGGATAAAGTAAATCAATGTCTTGTTTTCCGTTATGTGTAAACATTGAAATTTTAACATAGTCGTCATATATTTTTGTTAGTGTTGATTTACTAAAAACTTTCCTCGGGTCTATATCAATAAATATTTTTTGATTACATTTACGACACATAAACCCGTGTCGTAATTTTAGTAAGTTATTGTTTTGTTCTTTTAGTAACTTTTCGAGTTTAGAATAATCTTTTAACGATAAGTTATCTGTATTTATAATAGTTTCCGGTGTTGTAAATAACCCATAAGGAATTTTTTTACCTTTGAATTTGAGTGGTATTTTATTAAAACATTTTTCTATTGGAAAGAACGGGTTGTTCATAGTATTACAATGAGGACAAGTAACAATAAGTTCGATTTCGTCACCAACTGATATTTCCCTTAATTTTAGTAAAAATGCTTGTGCTTCTAATTCGTTTATTGGTGTTAAATCTGTTAATTCTTTAAGAATAGAAGATACCGGTTCAGTATCTTCCACTAACAAAGCGTTTTTTTCTTGTAATGTATTAAAACGTTTTAATTGATTTAAACGGTCAAAGAAAAAATTATCAGGAACTTTCCATGTCATAATTTTTCCTTAAATTAAAATTTCTTCGAAAATATCCGGTAGGTTTTCTGTCCAGTATTTAGTTTTAGTTTTACATTTAGAACAATCATGTTCAACCCATGGTTCCATTTGTGGTGCAAACGATGACAAATCTTCCATAACTTGTTTAAGTTTTAAAATAGGTAAATCGTCAATCCACTCTAGAGTTTGTTTTGTATCTTTACCGTTATCAATATGTAAAGCTATTTCAACATCAGTTTCGTTAGTAATACCATCATAATAAATGTCATCCATAATTTTTCTTGTTTCTTGTATTAACATCGAACGTGTTGGAATATCTTTAAATTTAACACCATTTTTTTCACCTGGAAATGTATTTTCTGTAAAATGATAAATTTCATTTATGTCTTTAATAAATATTTCTTGTGTTCCACATTTTTCACACGTTCCTGTTACTTCAAACATGGTATCAATAGATTTTCTTCTAATTTCAAGTAAGATTCTTTGTTCTTCAATATCTGTTAAGTAAGGGTCACCTTCCAAATTATCGTAAAGTAATATTTCCAGTGCGTCTTCTGTATCCAATTCGTCAGGGTTTTCAATATCTTTTAAAAGTGATGTAAACGACCGTCTTGTTTTTCCAGTCCATAATTTATAATTAATACTTTTATTAGGTCCTAAAACTATTGTTTCGGGAAATTCTTTTTGTTCTTCAACTTTAGTTTCTTCTGTATTTTCTGTTTCTTGTATATTTTCAACTTCAGTTTTTTTGGTTTCTTGTGGTTTTGGTGTTTCTTGTGTTGCTTGTGTTTCTTGTGTTGCTTTTATGTTTACAGGTTCTCTATTTTCTTTTAATTTATCTGCTTGTGCTTTTAATAAAGCCATTTGTGTTAGTTCTTCTTCAGTCATTGTAATCCTTTTTTTCTTATTTTATTAAATTTAACTTAATTTTAAGTTAAAACCAATTTGTAATTTTGTTTATAGTATTGCTCAATCCTCCTAAAATACTACCAGTTGGGAGTGTTGTTTCACCAAATAATTTTCCAACAGATATAGTTGGTTTGTTTTTATTAGTAAATGTATCCGAACCAAATTTTGTTACATCATCATTACTAAAATATGGTGATGTAAACTCAACACTAAATTCAGCAATTTGATTTTCGTTATTTGTTAACTGAACTTGCGATACAGCGGATATTAAACAATCATCAGATTTAAATACTGTCTTTCCTTTTACTCTAATTTCAACAGTACTTTTAACATCATCGAAATAACCTCTTTGTGCGTCCATCCAAACCTGACTAAAATAATTTCTTAAATCTAAAGAAGCGAAATCACGGAATGTTATAGTAAATGAGAAGGGTTCAAATTTAGCATTATAAACTCTCCATTCACCTGCTTGCATAACACTTTCAATACTGGACCCCATTTGTGGTAAATCTATATTAATTATAGCAACATCAAATAAATCTTTATCATTCATTGTTGAAGTATTAATAGTAAAAGGTCTGTTCCTGTTATAAAATATAAATTCAAAATCATCAACCGTCGTCCAATTAACTTTAAACGCATTACGCATTATTTTTACAATAGAACTTTGGTCCTGTAATATTCCTGCTTGTGGCATACTCAAACCCTTTTTATTGTATTTATAAATTATAAATATTAAAAAAGGAACAAAGTGACAAAGATATCTGAAACATTAAATTATGTTGGTGGCAATATGGCAAGACCAACAAGATACAGTGCTATAATTTCACCTCCTCCTGAAGTTACTAAATCGCAATCACAGGAGACTTTTGATGTTTTATGTAAATCAGTTGTTATTCCTCCTATTACCAATAATGCTATTGAAATCTTTTATAAAGGTCATCCTATTAAAATACCAGGCAGAACAGTTCAAGAACAAACTATACAATTAACATTTTATTTAGATGAAAAACATACATTAAGAAAACTTTTTGAAGATTGGATTGCAGGAACAGACGATAGATATTACGCTACAAATTCTGAGGGTAGTTCTAATATTGCCGCTTCTAAAAATAATTTTGGGACACTTATAATTAAAGCAAGAGATTTTGATGAAACAGTTGACGAACCAATGAATTACGTTTTTGACGGTGTATTCCCAACAGAAGTTACTGGTCCGGAATACGGTGCAGATATGTTATCTGCTGTTCAAGAATTTACTGTTACTTTATCTTATTGGAGATTTTTAAGTGGACCAAGACAAGGTATAACATCAGATTATGATGATGTTGACGGTATTTTAGTTAATTCATACAATAACAAAAGTTTTTAAGGAAAGAAAATGGCAATTAATCAATTCGGAAATAAAACACCATTTTATGGAACATATAATGTAACGTCACCACAAACAAGAGAGTCAACACCCGAAAGTATTATCAACGGTAGGTCATACGGAACAAGGTCAAAAATAAACGATACATTAAATAAAATTCAAGCAGGTGCTAGAAATAACAAATACAGAATATTTTATGACACATTAGGTGAAGATTTTGATATTATGGTTCATTCAACTTCTATGCCCGGTAGAGAAGTTTCCTCAACTGAGGTTTTTGTTCGAGGACGTAAATATAAATTAGCAGGTGAAATTTCCGATGACGGAACATGGGAAGCAACATTTTACAACGACCCTGATTTATTACATAGAAGATTTTTCTTGAAAATGTTAGACGGTATACATAACTTTAATACACCGGATTATTTACTTTCCGGTGGTGAAAGAACAGAATCTTCTTTAACAGGTCCTGATTATTTTTATAGTTCCGACACATTAACTGTTGGTGATTTTTTAGGAAAAATTAACGATACTGCTAAAAAAATTAATGATTTATATTATAGTGTTAAAGCACTTAAAACCAAAGTTTCACGTAGTGTTGATTATATAACAAAAGCAATTAACGGTGATTGGGACGCTATTGCTTCTATTTTTAGTGAAAATAATTATCAAAAACCATGGTACATGCAAGAAATAGTTATTCAACAATTAGACCACGAAGGAAGAATAGTATACAGTGCAACTTTACATAACGCTTTTGTAACTAATGTAAGTCCTTTAGAATATCAAGATGAACAAGGCGAAATTTCAACGACAACTGTTACTTTTGAATACAGTGGAATAACATTTACTTAAATAAAAAAATATAAATAAACAAAAAGGAAATAAATAAATGGCTAATAAGATAAGAGAAATTGGCAGCGTGTTAAACGCAACCGCTAGAGCTAATAAATATAGACTTTCATTTGCGTGGCCTCAAGGTGTAACAGGTGTTTCAACACTTTCAGAAGTAGATGTTATTTGTAAAGCAGCGGTTGCACCACAAAGAGAACTTGGTGTAATTGAATTATGGAACCAAGGTCGTAAACTTGTTATACCGGGTGATACAGCATTTGATAACACTTGGAGTGTTGATTTTTACGCAGACGAAAGTCACACACTTAGATATGATATGGTAAAATGGCAAGTTGCGTGTGATAACTTCCATAAAAATATTCACTCCGGTAAACCTGAAATGATTTTCGCAGACTTGAGAGTTGAACAATTAGATTCATTCGGTAAAGTAACAGCACAATATACGTTACATAATTGTTTCCCAACAGTTGTAGGTGAAATTTCTTACTCTGACGATAGTGAAAATACACCAGTTGAATTTAATGTGACTTTCTCTTATTCCGACTGGGTACTCGGTATCGGTGAAACAGATAGTTACTCACCTATGCCAGCAACTAAAAACCCAACAGGTTTATAAGAAAAAATAAAGGTTTTTTATTTATTATACAATAAAGGACCTTTATGGCAGCACATAAATTATCATTAGAAGAAATAAATAACCGTTGTTTACCTTATAGATCAAAGTGTATTCAATATAACGGTTACCGCAAACCTTCAACAATGGAATGTTTAGACTGTGGTTATACCTGGTCTAAAGTTCGTGCTACCCGATTCCCTTGGTGTCCGAAATGTCACCCTGATAAATTAGGGTCTGGTGGTCATTCCAAACTTTCAAATAAAGAGTTTCAACAAAGATTTGTAGACCGAACTATCACCCCATTAGAAAATTACGTTACAGCACATACTAAAATAAAATTTAGGTGTGACGTATGTAAATATGAATGGCTAACTGTACCTTATAGTGTAACAGGTGGTAAAGGTTGTATAAAATGCGCAAACAAAGAAAAATCCAAAAAAATATCCGGCAAATACTACAATAAACCTACAATTTTGTATGTGGTGTATTTTCCAAAATATAAAGTTTACAAAATTGGAATAACAACACGCACTGTAAAAGAAAGATTACAAGGTTATAGATTTATTGTTATCAAGCAACAAAAATTTCCAAACGGTAAACAAGCTTGGTTACGAGAGCAATATTTACTTAAATTAACGGAAAAATTTTCTTTTTCGGGTAATAGATTTCTAGAAGGTGGACACTGGGAACTTCGTTCAAAAATACCAAATTTATTTAAAAATAACTATAAAACAGGTCTATAAATTAGATATAATTTGTACTTATGCCTTTAAAATTATAAATAAAGTAGGATTTAGGATAGGTTGGACTTCGACGTGCCGTTAAAGGTGAAGAGCCTTTAACATAAAAAGGTAAAGAGAATACACCTTCCTGGTCCTAAAAAATTTTAAAGGAATACTAATGGCACAAATGCTTTCGCCTGGTGTATATATTGAAGAAATAGATGCATCAGCAATAACTCCCAGTACTTCTGCGAATGTTGCATTTTTGGGGGCGTCTTATAATACAGGACCCATCAATCAACCTTACGTAGTAACAAATAAAACCGAATACACTTCAACATTCGGAATCCCAACAGATAGAAATTATAATGAATGGTTTCAAGGTTACAAATTCCTTGATTACGGTAATCAACTTGTAATTACCAGAGCAGGTATGAAACGCCCAGATATGTTGTCTGAAGGACAAACTATCCAGATTGGTAAAGAATCGCCTGTTATGGATTATTACGCTTATGATTTAACACTACCTCCTAAAGAACCAGATTTTGCGTTTCCTTTTGAGTATACTTCAGTTGAGTCAACAACTCCAGCGGCTGTTTATTCTAAAGAAATTAAAATTTTCTTAAAATCTGACCCTTCCGGTAGTATTGCTTTAGGTAACTTGTTATTCTTAACAGCATCTTATCAATACGCTGTAGTAGTAACATCTTCACCAACTAATGTAAACGGTGTTTATGAAATTATTGTAGAAGACACAAGACCATCTCGTAAACCAAATGACCCAAATCCAGAAGATTTTGTAGGATTTAGTCAAGGTGAAATTGAGCAACTAAACGGAATAGGTGTAACAATCCAGAAAAACCTATATCCTGAAAAAGGTCAAAACATTAATCCTGACCATGTTGTTAGATTTATTTTAACTAACGAAGCGGATTATAACAAAGTTAGTGTTGGTGATTATATTAGAATCAATACAAACATTATTCCGGCAAGAGTTCTTAAATATGAAAGTGTTTTCGATGTTGCTTTAAATAAACCAATGTATTATATGTATGTTGAATTTAACTTAGCAGCAAACGAAACAGTAACAGGAACAATCAACCTACAAGCGTCTGGACAAATTTATCCTGCACTTCAAGGTCACTTTAATGGTGCTACAGAAGCATACGTAAGAGGACAAATACAAAGTGATAATACATCACCTACAACTAACCCAGTTAGACCACTTACACCTAATGCTATTGACCCAGTGAATATTGATTTTCCTATAAGTGTTAGTGGGTACACATTTACTAACCCTAATAGATTAAATTATACTTATGATTTAATTGAAAACGAAGCGGAATTTAACTATCAATACGACCAAGGTAGTTTACATAAATTCCATACAGGTATGAAACTTAAATTCTTTTCACGTTATGCGTCTGAAGAAAAAATTGAAATTGCGATTGCTAACTATTACGATTTCTGGACAGACCAAAAAGATAATTCAAACTTCGCTGTTGCGTTTGAAGAAACATCAGCAGGTTATTCGGAAAAAATTTATCTTAGAAGTCTTTTCGAATACGCACCGTTGGAAAACGAATTTGCTATTGCTATTAAACAAGGTTCCGAAATTGAAACATTTATTGTTTCTTTAGACCCACTCTCAGTTGATGGTAATAATAAGTCAAATTACGTTGAAACTGTTATTAACGAGAATTCTAAACTTGTTTATGTTCTTGACAATGTTGGTGTTCAGGATTTCCCTGCTACTTACTTAGTTCAAGACAGATTCGGAACTGCACTTGAAAACCCAGATATGGCAATTTACGGTGCTGCTACAAAACCACTTATTGTTCAAGGTGGTAAAAACCCTGAATGCGATGAAGGTTCTTACAAAGCGGCTTATGAATCAGTACTTGATAAAGAACGTTATGAAATTGATGTTATTATAGGCATTGAAAAATATCATAACATTGCAATTGATTTAGCGGATACTAGAAAAGATTGTATTGCGTTTATTGGAACAAGATACGTTGATTCAGTTGGTTACAAAGCTAATGACGCTGTTAATAAAATCCTTACATGGAAAAAGGGTGGTATTACTAATACAGCAGAGGATAAACCAAAAACTACAATGTTTGCTGCATTGTTTGCGAACTACTTTAGAATTTTTGATACATTCAATAAGAAATATCGCTGGATTAATGTTGCTGGTGATATGGCTGGAATTAGATGTGACGTTACGTCTAACAACGCTTCTTGGTGGGTATCTGCGGGTATGAAACGTGGACAAATTAGAAATATTAATAAACTTGCGTTCACACCAAATCAAGAACAACGTGATAATATGTATAAAGAGGGTATTAACCCAATTGTTACATTCCCTGGCACTGGAAACCTTGTATGGGGTAACAAAACACTTCACCCTGTTGCTTCAAGTTTTGATAGAATTAATATCAGAACATTGTTTAACACACTCGAAAGAGCAATGGCAAAAGCAGCGAGATCACAAGTGTTTGAGTTCAATGACCCTTACACAAGAAACGCGATATTGGCGATGTTTAACCCATATCTTGCTACTATTAAAGCAGGTAGAGGTATTGTAGATTACTTAGTAGTTTGTGATGAAACTAACAACACACCAGATGTTATTTCAAGAAACGAACTGCGTGTAGACATCTACATTAAACCAAATTACGCTGCAGAAATGATTCTCTTAACGTTTACTAACGTTGGAACTCGTTCATTTGCAGACGTAGTAGGTGTAGCCTAAACTTTAGTCTGACTTCGGTCAGACTATATAAAATATAAATAAACAAAAAGGAAAAAAATGGCAACTACAAAAAAAAGAACATCTAAAAAAACATTAGAAATTAGTTTTGAGGAAGGGTTTATAAATGGATTTTTAGATAGACAAAAAAACATAATTACAGATACTGTATTTTCAAAAATTATTAGCAAGATTAAATCAGGCGATTCTATAGTAGGTTATACTGAAATTATGTCTCTTGTCGACGAATCATCTCTAGACCCATATGAAGTAGAACATAGTAAAATGTTTATCCTTAATATTCCAGAACCTGTAGAACCTGTAGAACGTGTAAAAACAGTTGAACCCACACTTGTAACAGATACAGTAGTTAAATAAAACTTTCCTCCTTGAGGGAGGAAAAAAAAAATTTAAAAAGGAGAATTATGGGTTTTAAAAAATATATAAAAGAAGCAGTTATCGTCCCAGAACGTATAAAAATAACTTCTAACGACCCTGAAGTTTTGAATAAACAATTCAAACACAGAAAAACCCCGAGTATAGTTTTTAAATACGACACAGGTCCACACGGTGCTTATGTTCCTAAACTCGATACTATATTTATTTACCTCGTTCCTGGTATGGATTTTAATACCATAGAAACATTAATAAACCATGAAATTATTCATACAATACAAGACAAACGTTCTGGTATGAGAATGGCACAAAATATTCAACGTGAAATGGAAGAAATAAGGTCTTTAGAAGATTACTTAGAAGACATAGACGACGACGAAGAAATTCAACCGGAACTTTTAACAAAACTTCTAAAACTTAAAAAAGACCTTGAAATTAAAATGGAACATTTAAACCCAGAAGAGGAAATGGCTTACGCTTATATGTTTGTTAAAATGTATAAACAAAAAGGATTCAAAACAGTCCTTCAAAATCTTCAAAGTAATTGGTTAAAATGGACTAACACAAAACCTACTAAAAGAATGTTAAAATATCTTGCGTTGTATTGGAGTGTAAAAGATGAACTCTAAACCTCCATTTAATTTAAACGTTTTTAAGAAACCGGAAACTAAACTTAATGCTAACCTAATTAATGAAATGATTAACATATACGGTGTTCAAATGTTATGGGTTAGAAGTGAACGTGTAAATGAAGACTTTGTGTTTAAAGATTTTAGTCATTACAAAGTAGGTGACCAGGAATTTGAACAAGTCATGATGCTTCCGGAAGATACTACAAATTGGGACGGTGATAGGTCGTTTGGGAATTTTGGTTTTTATCAAAACTATTCAGTACATTTATTTATTTCAACACGCGATTTAGAATCTTTGTATCCTGACTTTTTCGAAAACAAAAATACAAGAAATAAAATTATAAACTCTTTAATAATTACGCCAGGTTCAACAGTTCTTGAGATAACTGATATGACAAACTATTCTGAAGGAATTAGTAACTTATATACATATTCTGATGAACCAGAAGTTTATAAATTAACGTGTAAAGTATACACAAGCAACATTTCTGATGAAGGTGTTAGTACACTTCAAAGCAAAGTTGAGATACAAGAAGGTCCTATAGGTTCAAGAACTACAGATAACCAAAACAGTAGAATATTTGACCACACGGAAGAAGTATATACAACGGATGTTGAAGATTTCTTTAGTCATTTGGATACAATTAAAGACAAACAAAATGAAGAAGGTGACAAAATATCCGATTCTGGCGGAGTTTTTGGTGACCTTGGTTAAAGGATTATTATGTCTATACAAACAGGAACAGAAGGTCATTACAAAGAAAGAAAATATTTCGGAACTACACGTAATTATACATTAGCACTTTTAAACGCTTTTAATAATGTTAAATACTGGGTAACAGATTCCGAAAATAAAGAAAAGGAACACACCGTTCCTATTTCATTCGGTAATTATGAAAAAGCGTTAGTTTTGGAAGATATGGATGAAAACTTTTTAAATAATAGTAATTATAATTTTCTTCCAAGATTAGTCTTAAATTTTGATGGTTTAACAAAAGCAACAGATAGACAAACTAATAAATTTCAAAAATTAAGTAAACGTATTATGGACCCTACTAATACGTTTCCGATTTTAGATGTCGCCTATAACTCTGTTAGTTATGATTATCATTTTACTTTGTTATTACAAGCACGTGGGTTAAATATAGCAACACAAATAACTGAAGAAATATTAGTAAAATTTAATCCAACATTAAATTTAGAAATACATGAATTCCCAATATTTAGAAACCCTACAGAAACACAAATACTTATTTCTGACCCTGAGTTTGAAATAAATACCGAATTCGAGGACACAGATATAAATTTAATTAATGTTACTTTTAACATAATAGTTCGTGGTAATATATACAACGCTATTGAAATCCAAGGACCAATCGAAACTGTTAAAATGTTTACACATCTTTGGGACGTAGTTGATTACAAACAATCAAAACTCGCAAGTTATTATAAATTTGATGTTTCAAAAGAAACGCATAAAGTATACAAAGAAACAATAAGAACGTTTAACGGAACACAAAAAACAGGTCCAGAAGTCGAAATAGAAGATGAACAAGAATTAATTAATATAAGAGAAGATTATCATAAATATCAAAGTATATATACTATACCGGAAAATGAATTCTTAACAGAGGAAGAACTCAAAATAATTAAAGGATAACACATGACAGAAAAAACAAACGTAAAAGACAACTTTAAAAAAGAACTTGAAGAGGACATGAATAATTCACGTGGTGCTTTACGTGAAATTATAGAACACAGTAGGGTTATAAACAGAAAATTGGTTGAAGAATTAAATGAAGGCGATTTTACAAGAATTGAAGAATTAACAATGTTACAAGAAGGCATTTTAAAGTCTGTTAAATTGTTAAATGAAATAAATCAAACGCAACCAAAAACATACAAAGAAATAGAAGAAATAAAAGACCAAAAAAGTAGTATTAATCTTGAGGATTTAATGGATGAGTAAAATAACACCGGAAAAATTACTTAAAATAGGTAAACACGTTCGTCCTGGTGTAAGAACAAAAACTCAAAAAGAAAAAGAAGAAATACGTGCTGCAATATTAGAAAATAAAGATTTTGTTGATTGGTGTGTTGATAAAAACGAATGGACACACGAAGAACAAGATAACTTACAAGCAATACTTGAATTACCACTAAACGAAAAGGGTTTTTATGAAGACCTTTGGGGACGTCCTGTTGCTTACAATGGTATTAGAACATTAAGACGTGAAAAATCGGAGTTTAAACTTAATAAAATACACAAAGCAGAACTCGAAAAGTGTAAAAACGATTATTTTTATTTCAGGAAAAATTATACTAAAATTGTAACACGTGACGGTATTATGAGACCAGAACCTCGTGATTACCAAGTTGAACTCGAGGAAACATTACTTAGTATGGAAGATACAGTAGTTTTGTTCCCAAGACAATCAGGTAAAACTGTAACGACTGGAACTTACTTACTTTGGAGAGCCTTATTTCACGAAGACCCTATTAATATTGGGATACTTGCTAATAAACCTTCGTTAAGTATGGAGGTTCTTGACAAAATTAAAAAAATTTTTGTTGAAATACCAATCTGGATGCAACGTGGTATAGTTGCTTGGAATAAAGGGTCAATAGAATTTGACAACGGAACAAGATTTTTAACTGATGGTCCGTCGAGTGATTCATTCCGTGGTTTTACAATTAACCTTTTATACGTCGATGAAGCAGCATACATTAAAAAAACTTTATGGGACGAATTTGTTGACTCTGTAATGCCTACTATGAACTCGTTGGTGTTTAAACAAGTTATTATTACTTCCACCGCAAACGGTATGAACCATTTTGAAAAGATTGTAACAAATGCTAAGAATGGTATAACAGGTGATAAATTTGTAACTACTTCTTGGACTAATGTTCCACATTATGATAAAAACGGTAAATTAATACCTCCAGACGAATACAAAAAAAGAGTAATAGCAAAATACGGCGAAAAATTTTTTAAACAAACAGAAGAAAATGAATTTCTCGGGAGTTCGGATACATTAGTTTCCGGTTTAGTATTAAATAAAATACTCGAACGTGTTGAAAAAGCAGAAAAAATACCTCAAAGTTTAATTGCTAACGGAAATATGTATAAAAAAGTTCAAGAAAACCATAATTACATATTATCCGTAGATACCGCAAAAGACGGTTTGGATTCGTTTTCATTACACGTTATTGATGTTAGTCAATTCCCTTTCGAACAAGTATTTAGTGCTAATTTACAAGTTGACTATTTAATGATGCCAGAACACTTAGTTGAATTGGGAATGTATTATAATGCGGCGTTAATTATTATTGAGAACAATGAAGGTTCAGGACAATCTGTTGCAGACCAATTATGGCAAATTTATGAATACCCT